TCAATAACTGCGCTGCCATTATTAATCTTGAAGGACATTTGGTTCATTCGCCCTTCCCAGATGGTCTCTGGAGTGGCGATGAGTGCGCCGGTGGTCTGACTTACAAAGCCGAGATACATGGTCACATCTCGGTTCTGATATACCTCAGTCATCGTCGGCACAACGAATGTTGAGTCAACACCCGACAGCGATAACTTAATGCCGCGTGCCACGATGTCGATGTTCTCGTCGATGATGTCAACGCCAGCGAATTGCCCAGCGCCAAGGTAAGAATTACCGCCGAACGATAACGTGCCGGAGCCGTCGTGTACCCGCACCATGCCGGAGGCAAAGTCGAGATCGGCTAGCACGACAACGGTGACTGCTAGTTTGTCGGCCTCTGTCTCGTTAGTGGCAGAGACGAAACGACTCATGTGATGTCCTCAACAAAGGACAGCGTGACATCGGAGATGATACCGGGCCGAGTACCCATAGACGTTGATTCGTCAGCCACGATGAACCGGCCCATCGGCGAGCGGAAGATCACTGGCACATTGTCGGCCGGAGACGTTCGCAGCGTAGGCTCGAACATCAGAAAGCCATTCCCAGATGAGTCGGAATTGAGGTCAGCGGTCATGCGCTTCAGTTCGCCATTAACTTCGAACCAGTCGCCAGCCTTTGCAAGCCCGTTGGTTGATGTCGGCAGGCCGTCGATGATAAGCGTGCCGCCTGTCTGCGATGCGCCGTTGACCAGCGCACAGCGAGCCGAGGACACCCACGAGAGAAACTGGAAGTCGCCCGCAGCGCGTCCCGAAATGTAGTCGTAGAAGGACAGATGCGTGCTCGTGCCAGATGCCGTGAAACTGTCCACATACATTCCGGCCGACGTCCGCGTTGCACCGTTTAGAACATCTGTCGCACCTTGCGACGTACCAGCCTCCATCGAGGCTCGAGCGTTGCCCTTACCAGCGGCCAAGAGCATCCGTATCGCGTAAGGAGCACTCGCAACAGTAGTAGCGGCAGACTGATAAACATAACGGTCGCCAGTAACGCCAGTGCGAGTGAGGCGCAAACCAAGATGGCTATCAGACGAAAGGACGAGTTCAGCATTGCTGGAACTGAATCCAGTTGTATTTGTAACTGCTGCATTGTTGGTCAGTAACTCTGGGCAGGAGAAAGAACCGGAGAGGGTGTAGGCGGGATCGGTAAGCCACACGCGATTGGCGCGGCCTCGCAGGATAGCGATCAGCGACATCAGTCGCCGTCGCTTCTGATCCGACACGCTGCGAAAGGTCATCCGCACGCCCCAGCGAGTGCCGGGACGCGACACGGTACGCACTGCGCCAGAGAGCGGCGATGCGAACACTGCCGTACTGTCGAACAGGCTCCACTCTACATCCGACGCAACGAGGTCGGGCGGCAATACATAGTCTGTCATCGGCCTATCCCATAGCGTCTGTCAAGTTCGTCGAATATGCGCCGGTTGTTCTCCGCGAGGATACCCGGCAGCGCGTCTTGTAGATCAGCACTCGCACCGCGAGCGTCGATATTGTAAACCGGCGAGACGGTGACGCCGCCCATTTTGTTATTGGGCACGATGTTGCCAGAGGTGCCCGGCACGAACATCTCCGGCCCGCGCTCGCCGACAAGATACGGGGTTCCAGCGGAGACCGATCCGCCCATTGCCCTAGTGTTACCAGCAGGAATGAGCGCACCGGCCAATGCCCCAAGGAATCCGCCTTGCCCAATAAATCCGCCAAACAGTGACTGCAAGATCGTCGCTGCTGCGGCCTCTGCAATCATTCGGCGGATCACGTTTAGGAAGCCGGAGAGCATACCCTTCAGTCCGTTCTTGAACGGATCAAAAAGAAAGTCGGCGAAAGATTGCTGCATCTGTCGTGCCGCTTCTTGAGCAAAAACCGTGAGTTGAGAGACGCTTTCTTCGACGTTATCAAAGATGGTCTCCCCTAACTCGCCGCCTCGCTCTAACTCTTCGGCAAACTTATCGCGCAGATCAATAAGCCCCTGCTCGATATCGTTCTCAATTTCGGTGATGTATTTTCCTGCATCATCTACGCCATACAAAGATCGCAATGCGTTCGGGATTCCATCGCCCTTTCCACCCTTCACAGCCTTTGGCGCGGCAGTTGATACCGCGGCGGCACTAGTTGTTGCTGCTGCGCCACCAGCGCCAACAGAGCCACGAACCATGTCCGCTACCAGTGCAGCAGATCCGCCGATTCCTCCACCCATAACGCTAGACAAAAACTTCAACATCGTGTCTGGGCTTTTTAGAAAACTGGATCGACTGATTGCAGTAATGTTTTCAATTACTCTTGCAGTGACCTCTACGACTTTAGAAAACCCTGTTATCAGAGCACTAGTGAAAGTGTTGACTGCGGAGACAATGGTCGGGTCTTTTAATGCCGTATTAAGCCGGTCGATTGCTTTTCTGCCTTCTTCAGTTCCTTGCGCGGCCTTTGTTATTTTTTCAAATGCGCTGACAAGCAAAGAGCCTGTGAAGAAACCGAAGGCAAGATTCACAGCGCGGGCGGTTACCTTTGCCGTGCGCTCCAAGGTTTTCATTCCCTTGAGCGCGGAGTTGATCGCCGCTTGCGTGCGGTCAACCGCTGTGAGGACTACTTGTGCTTGCGCCATGATTTCTCCTGCTCTTCCGCTTCCAACTTACAGGCCGCGAGAAGATGGTAGAAGTCGCTCTCTTTCATCTCAAAAACTTGATCGGGGAGGACGTGCAGCCGTAGCGCGAGAGCATAAATCGCCCGGAGATGCCCGTCCTCTATTAGTTTTTTTCTGCGTCCTCAATGCTTGGAACTGGGGTGTTCATGGCAGAAACGATCTCCGCGATAACCTCGGGATCGTAATCGTTCATCAACTCCATGCGCTCGGCTTTGCTGAACAGACGCTTGCCCTCGATATCCCTAGCGCGAACGATCAGCGTGATCGCCATCGCCTCTAGGTCTAGCACGGTTTCGTCGCCTTTCTGCTTTGCCAGCATAAAGATTTCACGACGCTCGGCGAGCGTCATGTCCGGCCAGAAAAACACAGTCGTTTTCCAAGCCGGTACAGGTATCGCAACGAGCGTCTCCGGCTTGCGCCGTTCAGCGAATTGCGATTTCGCCTGTTCTTTCCAGTTCATAAGTCCTCGCTATATCAAGAGGTGGCAGCAGTCAGAGCACCGTTGCCGATGAAGTTGAAGGTTACTTCCGTGATCGCACCACGCTGCACGTTGCGCGTGATCTCGGTCACGAGAGCATTTCCGCTGTAGCGCGTATCGCCACTGTCCACGCCCTCTGGCGCTAGCACGAGCGAGACGTTCGCGCCCGGAGCCAGAGCGATCTGCCCAGTGGTATCCGTCTCGTCCCAAAATGCCGTCACAGAGCCGTTCCACGAGGTGATCGCGGTCACGTTGTAGCTCTTTGCCGTATCCGAGAGGGTGGTGTCCTCGGCGTACTCCGCCGTCGCGGTGAACGAGAAACCCGTCACCTCGGCGACAGTGTTTGCGCCAACCCGAACCACGCCTTCCGAGCCATGATGATTTGCCATGTTTTATCTCCTTACGAAATGATAGTTCCTGCGTCTGTCTCCGCAGTCCGGTAAGACACACGGAACTGCATCCTCGCCGACCCTATTGGCGCATCGCCGCTAAAGTCGAGCGTCACTTGCGTGTCGCTTAACACGCAATCCTTTACAACGCCGCCGAGCGTATTGTCCGCTCCGATGGCGTTCTCGACTGCCTCGCACAATCGGTCGAGGCGGTCGTCTAAATAGTCAGAGTCTCGCGCCACGCATTCGACGACAAGATTTAATTCTCGCTCGAACTTTCGCGGGTATGTCAGCGTAGTCTGCGGGATAGCCTCGGCATTGGTGTAGACCAGTGCCATTGATACCGTGTCGGCAGGGATCGGATAGACCCGCGACTTCGACACTGTATCGGCGACCGCTGCGGTTTGCAGTACCGAGACCACGGCATTGCGTACTTGTGTGCGTGCGTGTGCCATCAGTTGCTCACCTCAAGCAAGATGAAGCCGCCGTTCTCCAGCAGCATATTGGAGCCGTCTTGCAGCAGCAGATTGTTAACCGTTGCGATTTCCAACTCGGTCATGTATTCCAGATGCAGCACGGTCATACCCGTGCCGTCTGCGCGAAAGTTCCGAACCGTGTAGTTCCGGCAGTCAATAATCACGAAATCGCCGACCACCGGCTTGCACGGCAGCGTTGCCGTAGGGATGGTCAAGATCGGCGTGCTGCTTGCGAATTCGACCTCGGCAACGTCAACGCCTTGGTAGTTGTTGTCGAATATGCCGACAATCGGAAACCGCGTCTTGCGGTTTTGGTACACAGCCGATGTGCCCCAGTCTGTAGAGGCCACCATCGACAGTCGATCAAATGCGCTCTCGAAACTCATGGCGCAGACAAGCCCGTTGTGATTTCGAGCACGAGCACAGTCATGCCTGTGCCATCTGCTCGAAAATTGCGAACGTTGTAGACCTCTTCGTTGTAGTAGACCTTATCGCCTTGTAGTGGCTCAAAGGGCAGCGCAGAGGTTGGCAACGTGATCTGCGGCTGATCGCTGGCAAACTCTGGATCGGCAACGTTCACGCCTTGATAGTCGCTGTCGAATATGCCGCGCATGGTATAGCGCGTGCCTTGATTCTTGTAGATAAAGGTCACCGCCGCATCCGATACAAATGCCGAGCGGTCGAATGCGCTTTCAACTGGCATACGTCACGCTCCACATTTCGCTGGTTGAGGTCGGCCCGATCAATCGCACCGTACCGCTGAAGGTCTCGCTGAACAGCCGATGCCACTCCGGGTATGGTCGCGCCGAAGGGTGTAGGTTCACCCCGTCCCACCATGTGGGATAGTCGGCTGCGGCAATGATGATCGTCCCACGGCAGACGCGCTCGAGTTCTCGCAGCCCCGGTACGATGTCCGGTTCCAGAATGTGCTCGATTACGTCGATGCAAGTCACTACATCAAACGACTTGTCGGCAAAGGGTAGGCTCGTGATGGTGGCGTTTTGCACATTGCCGCCACACAGTTCCGGCACAGCCTCCGTGCCTATAACTGGATTAAAGCCCATTACAGCGGCCTCGCGGATCAACTCACCCCTGCCACAGGATACGTCCAGAAAAGCCCCTTTATAGGCTCTCAATGCGGCACGGACGGGGTGCAGTCTATCGTCGGCCATCGCGTAGTGCGGATAGCGGCTATAGACGTCGCGGTACTTTTCAATCTCCTTTGCGCGGTCGTCCACGTTTCGGCTGCTCTGGCTGGAAGAAAGACGGGCGGCTGTACTCGACCGCCATGCCACGGCCCACAAGCCACTTTCCAAAGGTCGGGTCTACTTCGACCACCCGGCCACGTTCAAGCGTTTGCCCGTTGTAAAGACGGGAGCGGATCATCTCGACTTTCATAATCCTTGAAATACCTGTGTTAGACAGCCAGAAACCACTCGTACCCGTTCGGGTTCTTTCATGTAGTCCCGAACCTTGATCCATGCTTGCACGTTGGAGATGCCCTCCTCGACGCGCAGATCACCTAACTTGCTGTGCCAGTATCGGCGGTTGCTCATGTAGTTGTCGCAGCCGCAGATGTATATCTGGTCGAAGCCCATAAATCCAGCGATCCACGTTGCCGTGCCGCCGGAGAATCCGAAGTCGGGACAGATGCCCGACCAAATATCGCACGCATCTTTGTGGTGCGAAATCACTGGCGCGTGACCTTTAATCAAGGGCCAGATGTCTTTGTCTTGGTAAACAATGTAATCGAGAGAGAGCAGGAGAGCGTGCTGATTGACTCCAACCAACACGCCCCCCTGCAATAACAGTGGCTGCACCGCCTTGATGTCTTCCACCAAGGACGGGCCACCACCGAGGACAGCGCAACGCTGCCCCCGATGGCGACCCTCCAATGCGGCTAGATCAATCACTCTCAGGTCGTGATGATCTCGTTGCACTCGGCGAACGACTCGGGGTGCCGCACGGCGAAGTCGCAATCGTGGAACGCCACGACGCGCACCGTACCGGCATTCGAGCCGCTGTACTGATCGACGAGGATGTCGATACCCGACCACTGGCCGATGAGCAGATCGCTCCACACACCAAACATCATGGCCGAGAGGCTGGAACCCGAACCCTTCGTGAGGTTCGAGGGAACCTGCTGCGAAACGTAGATCGGGTAGCCGTACAAATTGCCCATGTCGGGGCCGAGGATGAAGTTACCCTCAACACCGCTCGTCTGCTTGGAGGTGCTGGACAACTTGGCCTTGACCTGTCCGTTCGTAAGGAACGCCGCAGAGCCGGTCAACGCATTGTCCGTCTCCACTTCCTTCACGAGGTTCACCACCATCGCCCAAGTCGGCGCAGCACCGTTCGTGCCGAGCGTCACCGAGCCAATGCCCGACGTGTTGAGCACGCCAGTCGGCTTGTTGCTGCCCGAGCCAGCGACCGCAGCACCGTCCATCGCCACGGCAATCGAGGTAGCCAAGTCATTGCGGACGAGGTTCTCGATGTCGAGCGACGACTGGAGCATCAATCGGCGGCTGATGTCAACGTAGGCACCGAGGGTCTTCGGCGACATCGTGACTTGATCGAACGCCGGAGCGTTGGTGCTCTCCGTCGGTGCGCTGTTCTCGGCGACCCAGTAGGCCGAAGAAGCCGAGGTCTTGCGCGGGATGGCAACGTTACCGTTGAGGCCCGTGAGGAACTGCGCGCCAAGGGTGTTGAGCACCATCTTGTTACGCAGCACATCAATGAACGACGCAGCCAGCAGATCGGTCGCAACGAGGTTGCCCGCCTTCGCCGTGCCAGAGGCCGTCGAGGTGGTCAGATCGCGCTTCCCGTACAACACATCGACCGGAATCAGGAGACCGCGTGAGGTGCGGCCTTCCTTCTTCGCGGCGGCTTCGGACACTTCAAACTCGAAAGCCGCGTCCTCTTGGGCACGACGATCCTGCGGGTTCGACAGAGCCTTGATCGCACGAACGAACGAGAACGAGCGCACTTCCTTATCGGAGAGGCCGACCTCGTGGTCAACGTTCAGCGGCTTGGAGGCCACCTTGTCGAGCAACGCGCCACGGAACTGCTCGATCGAGGCTCCGTCACGAATCGCCGACTCGCCGAACTCGCGATGGTTGTGACGCGAGGCCAGATCCATAATCGCCGAAACGCGGGCGCGTTCGGCCTTTGCTGCATCCTCACGGACGCTGTTGATTTCATCAGACATTTTTGTCTCCTTGACAATAATTTTAGGTTCGGCAACCGGCGCAGTGTTGATCGCACGACCAACGCCGACACTGGTATCTGCCGGGATAGATACGATACTAATTTCGAGCGGCATCCAACTGACCGCGCGGAAAACCTCCCGGTCTCCTTGCTTTCCGTCAAATACCATCTCGCTGATAACGTAACCGACAGACACGTTTGACCGTATTCCATCCTTTACGTCCTGCCAGATTTCCTCGGCTCGCGCACTTTTCCCAAAGCGCACGACAGCCCGCGCCACGCGGTCTGCTCCGAGGCTGATCTGCTCCACGACGCCGACCTGGTCGGCCATCTCGTGATCCACAAGCAGCGGCGCACGGCCACTGCCAATAAACTCCATGTCGATTGAGCCGGGCGAGTGGTCGAGGATTTCCATTCCCCATCCGCGGTCGACCGCCATCTCGCTCGAGAAGGCCAACGTCGCACGACGCTGGTCTTCCATGATGGACGCACGCTCAAAGATCGCCGAGCGGAATACACGCTCGGTCGGCCCCTTGCGCTTGGCAGGGCCAGCGTAGTCCTCTTCATACGGTTCGTTGCCGGACATATCCTTTGGACGCTCGCCCTCTGCGAAGATTTCCTCGCCATCTTCGGCGGCTTCTTCCAGTGCCTCGATAGCCTCGTCCGCTCCCTCGCTTTCGTCCATGTCGTACTCCGACTTGGCGAATGTCACGGTAACGGTTGCCTCGTCCTCGACGACAGCGACGACGTGCCTTGTTTCTACCTTGTCCATATTTCGTCCCTCATCTTCGCGATCCAGTTCCGCGCTTTTTCGATTAGCCCAACTCTGGCCGGGATCTCCGCCCCAGAGTGCCCACGCGATACGCCCTGCGGACGGGTAGCCCTCTTCGCCCGGACGGAAGCCCTCGGCTTCTTTGTCGATTTCGTGTCTTGCAAAGTAACTCACCATCCTTCGGATCGTTTCGGGCGAAAGATTCGCTCGATTCTTAATGTCCCGAGCACGAGCAACGCCGACCTCTGTGCCGCCGCGTCCGAACTCTTCGCGCCACTCTAATCCGCGAGCGGCCTCTGCTGCCATTGCCTCTGTGGGCTTTGTGTCGACAGCCATTACTCAAGCCTCAAGAACGATTCCGCCGTCGTCGTCAATGTTAAGGCTACCACACGAACCGTGCCGTCGCTGCCTTTGACCTTGATCGTGAGCGTGGAATTGTCCGTCAACTCAAACACCATGTCGCCGTTGCTGCTCGGCGTGGCCGACGCTGCGGGTTGAATGGTCACCGCCGTGGCATTTTGCGTCGACATTGTGCCGAGGCCACTGACTGCGGTGTTTGCAATCGAGATAGCCGTGTTCGATGCAGCAGTCAGCCGACCCTGCGCGTCTACAGTGAATGTCCCAACTTGAGAGGCCGAGCCGTAGGACGCTGCCGTCACTGCGGTATTGGCGAGCGAGATGGTGCGGTTCGCAGACAGATCGCCGCCGCCGCTCAATCCCGTGCCAGCCGAGATGGTCGTGGCGGAGGCCGCAGCACCGAGAGCGGTCAAAGCCGCGCCCGCTGTGGTCGATCCTGTGCCGCCGTTCGCAACGGCCAGCGTACCGGCCAGCGTAATGGTGCCGCTGCTTGTGATCGGGCCACCGGATGTGGTCAGCCCAGTCGTGCCGCCCGAGACATCAATGCTCGTGACCGTGCCCACGCCGCCAGCCGAGATCCACTCGACATCCGTGCCGCCGATGTTGACGGCCAGCACCTTGCCCGCGTTGCTGGTGTACGTCGGCAACAGGTTCGTGCGTGCGCCAGAGGCCGACGATGCGCCTGTCCCGCCATCAGCCACGGCCAGATCGGTAATGCCGGAAACGCTACCGCCGGAGATGCTGACGCTGTTGGCATTCTGGGTAGACATCGTGCCCAGGCCAGAAACCGCCGTGTTAGCAATGGAGATCGACGTATTGCTCGCAGCGGTGAGTCTGCCCTGCGCGTCTACCGTGAAGGTTGCAACCTGTGATGCAGAGCCATACGAGGCCGCTGTGACGGCGGTATTTGCGAGGCTGATGGTTCTATTGGCCGAGAGGTCTCCGCCGCCAGAAAGCCCTGTCCCTGCGCTTACGGTGCGCCCTGTCGGTACGCCGCCGAGGTTAGAGAGCGCGGTCGATGCGTCCGAGGCTCCGGTGCCACCGTCTGCGATGGCAAGGTCGGTAATCCCAGAGACCGAGCCGCCGCTGATCGTGACGTTGTTGGCATTCTGCGTCGACATCGTACCGAGGCCGCTAACCGCTGTGTTAGCGATAGCGATGCTCGTATTCGATGCCGCCGTGAGTCGGCCCTGTGCGTCCACCGTAAAGGTCGGCACAGCGGATGCGCTGCCGTATGACCCTGCGCTGACGGCTGTGTTGGCGAGGCTGATCGTGCCCGTCGAGGTGATCGGGCCGCCCGTCAATCCTGTGCCGGTTGCTACGCTCGTGACCGTGCCATTCTCTGGCGCGGAAATGGTGATCGACCCTGCGCCGTTCGTAATCGAGATGCCGGTGCCCGCCGTGAGGTTGGCATTCTTCCAGAGGCTCGTGGCGGCATCGTAAATAATCAACTGCCCATTGGCGGGCGAGTTGATCTGCACATCGTGGATTTCGTCCAGTTCGTAGCCGTTTTGCACGCGGACATAAATCTGCCCGTTTCCAGCATTGGCCCGCTCAACGATACCAACATAAACCATGTGGTTCGGTGCTTTCGGCTTCGTGGCCGTAAGCGTGCCAGCAGTCGCGCCGAGGTATAGAGTGTCGCCTTCGTTATATGCGCTCGTGTTGATCTTATCGAGCACGCCTTGACAGATGACTAACCCATTCGCGCCCGATGCGATGCTCTCGGCTGCGAGGCCAAAAGTTTTGGCAGAGGTCGCATCCGTGGTGTTGTAGGCCAGTTTCACCGATGCTTTGTTGCCTGTCGCTTCATAGAGATAGACAGGCTTGCCCTTGGCAATCGTCGATCCTTCAGCGTTGTGAACATAGGCATAGAGCGTCTGAGCGAGTTCGGCCTGTACGTTTCCGCCGACCATGCCGATTTGCACTGTGCCGGTGTCGGGATTCCACGCCAGTCGTCGCTCGGCATCCGTGGCACCAGCCGCTGCAAAGTCAATATACGTCGGCGTGGCAATACCGCCAGTGAGTCCCGACAGCGAGGTGATATCGCTGTTCGCGCCTTTCTTTGCGCCATCGGGCCATCCGGTGCGGACAACAACCTCGTTGTTTGATTCCTCAATGACGACCGATTGCAAAGTTTCGTCAACGATGATGCGCTCGGTCATCGCGTCACCTCTGCGTCTACAGTGAAGCAACCCTGCACGAGCCGATATACCGTGCTGCCCGAGACTAACTCTAGGTCATAGACATAGTGACCGGCAACGACCGCTGCCGTATCCGCTGCCGTTACGGTTAGCGTGATAGTGCCAGCCGTGCCGCCGAGAGCAATGCGCGAGTTCTCTGTGGTTAGCGACAGCAGCGTGGAGGATGACTCGACCGTTTCGCGCACTTGCATACGCGCTGTGTAGCCGGTCAAGTTTACCGCGCTTGATGAGTCGTCGAGCCATGTCAACTGACGGCTGAAGGTTGCGCCTTGATCGCAAACGATGTCGTATTTAGCCGCCATTGCTCACCTCTGGAGGAATCGGAGAAGTGCCGCCCGGAAGCGTTACATTGAACGACGCGATCATCTCTTCTTCGGCTTGACGCTCACGCATCACATCCTCAATGTCTAGGCCGCGCTCTGCGAGTGCTTGTGTGCGTGTCATCAGTCCGTTATTGATCGCAACAATCTGCGCCTCCGCCTCATTGCGCGGATCAACCCACTGCCAGCCACGCGGTACCCACTGGGTCGCGCTGAACTTGAAGAACTTGTTTGCCGGAAGGTTAATCACGCCAGAGTCGAGCGTCTGTCGCAGCCAGCGCAAGTAGACCGGCTGGCAGAAATGCTCAATGACCCAATGCTGCACGGTGCGCCAATGGTCGCGCTCCTCGAGCAGTCCTTGGCGGATGGACGAATACGATACCGCCTCTAGATCATTCGCCAGCGACGTATAAGACACGCCGAGGCCCGAGGCTATGCCGCGCAGCATCGCCTTTTCAAAGTCCTTAAAGGCCGTCGATGGGTGCTGCGGATCGTATGCCTTAAAGTCTACACCTGCAGGCAATTGCGAGAACTGGCCCGGCTGCACATCCATATTGAGCGTGCCATCCGGTGCAGTGCCATCGCCTTGGTACTCGTCGCCGGACTCCGAGACGAAAAAACCCATCTTGGAAGCCGACACTCGCGCTGCGACTAACTCGGCCTCTTCGTAACCGCCGAGCATCTTTAGCCGCGTCATCGAGGTGGCCGTCCACGGACTGCCGCGATTCTGGCCGATACGATCCACGCGGAATGCGTGAATCATGCGCTCGGCCGGGATGCGCTCTGTCTTGGGGTTCGTCGTGCCGATCTGATAATCATCGGGCGGACGTACCCGCACATGATAAGCGACCGGACGGCCCGAGGAATCTATCTCGATGCCCATGCGAATCTGACCGCCGTTTGCCAGAATCTCGTTCTTGTCTTGATCCACAAGGTCGGGATCAATGAACTGTAAGCGAAAACGGAATGGGTTTGCATTGTCCTCTACGAACAACACAAAGCACTCGCCGTCTCGCGCTACGCTCTCGATAAAGACGCGCTGTGCGTCGATCCACGACAGCCGCCCGTCTACCGTACACACGCCCGGCTGCGCCCACGCATAGAACGCCGCCTCTAACTGTTGGTTCGCTACTTGATCGAGCGCACCCGTCTGTTCACGCGCACGCACCTGTAAGGTGATGCCACGCGGCCCGACGACGTTGGTTGCTACGAGATCAAGATACCGTCGCGCATAGTCATTGTTTTGACAGAGATCACGCGAGCGAGCACGCATGGCTTTAAGTGCATAGCGTAGATCGCTGTCGGCGGTCTTGGTTTGAACGAGCCAGTCGGAGAAAAGCCGCCCGGTGTTTGCTGCGTCAAAGGATCGTTTACGAGGCTTTGGCGTTTGTCTTTTGAAATAGTCGAGTAGACTCATGCCGTAAACCTCACGCGAATGGTGGCGTTAGTTCCCAATCCCTTTGCGATCTGTTCGGCCCTGCGCTCTCGCGTCACCTCACCTTTGAGCCGTTCGCGTTCGGTCAAAAGGTCGGCACGATTCCAGCGCGAGAGCGAGCGTCCGGCAATCGAGTAGGACGCTGCTGCAAGGTTGGTCGGGTCTTTTAAGTACGTCTCGATGTTGTCGAGCGCAATCTGTGCGAACGAGCGCGGATCGGCTGAACTCGTCGAACGGTTTGGCGCAACCTCAAACACGCCCTTATCGACTTCAATACGGGCAGAGTCCGATGTGCGGGTGATATATGCCACCCAGTGATATCGGCCTTCTTCGTAATTGTCGGTCGTGGTCGAGGATACCGAGACGGTATATCCATCGGTCGAGCCGGTGGTCGAGATAGCAATCTTCTCGCCGGTGATCTCTCGACGCGCAATGTACGAAAGGCTATAGGCCGACGATGGGTAGTCCGTGACTAAATCGGTGCGCTTCCACGCCCAGAGATCGCCCGCTTGCAGAGCGGTCGGCTCTCGGGTCGGATAATTCGCAGAGTCAAAAAGGTTAGCCATAGACTACCCCTAGATTTATTGTACCGGCTCCGAAGGCGGAACCTGTGGCTCGGACTGCTTTTTAATCTTCAGCGCCAGAGGCCATGCGCCAGTTTTAGTGGGCAGATCGCCAAGCACCTGCAGAATGGCGTTGACCTCTTCAATCGTCAATTCGAGTTTAATCATTAGGCTACCCACGGCAACTTGGGCGAGACGATCGGAGGATTCTTCTGGTTCTGAATCTGCCCCTCGACCGCAGCCTCGGTTGCCGCCTTATCCACGCCATTCGCCCAGACCCAGCCGAGCACTTGATCCTGAGTTAATTGGTTATACGGTGTGAAGTTCTCGCCCTGCACGACGGGAAACGAACAGGTCG